TTTAGTGCTTTTGAAGTTAATAATGTTGATATCGGCAGTACTTCAAATTTCGACATTAATTCAGTCGCTCTTTGGAAAACAAAATTAGACAACGCAACTTTAGCACAACTTACAACGATATGATTTACAAGCTAACATACACAGATAAGGAACAAGCACTCGCAGACTTGAAAGCTAAAGGCATTCTTGTAGAGGTGGAGTTCAACGGAGAAAAACACGATGCATTCGGAAGCGGAGTGCAAGCAGTTGTTGAAATCGGAAAAATTATGTTAACCCCTCCCGTAATGGATGGAATGGAAGTAGTTACCGAACCTATCTACGCAGACGGGTATCATTACGATGTAATGTCGGATAACACCTATGACTTTGGGTCAAACCTTGTTGAACCAAAGAACCCAAAGCACGCATTCGCTGGTCATAGTATTAAAGAAGAGTTTCCATACGAACCGAAAATTTTAACTGAAGAATGACAGAGTTTGTAACCATCGTTAAAAAGTACGGAGTAACTGGAGTGCTTGCCTTATGGCTTTGGCATACTGACAACCGCTTAAATAAGGTTGAAACTGCTTTGTATGACTGCTATAAAGAACAGACGTTTAGACAAGCTACAAATACACGAATAGACATTCCAGAACGCTTATTTGCAATCTTACCTAATGATAAAAAAACTAATCGCAGAAACACTCAAGCCTAATGGCAAATGGTCTATTAAACGCTTAAGTGCCTTTACGTCTTTTTGGCTATCGGTTGCTTATGCTTTGATTCCGCTTTTTAGACCGTTTGAAGTACACGAGTTTGTTTTTGTAGGCCTGCTTACTTATTCAGCTACTGCGATTGGATTAACAGTATGGAACAAAACTATTAAGGAATGAGAAGGATCTTTATTTTGTCGCTAATATCTACTATTCTTGCGACAGGTTGCTCAATGAACTACCACCTAAATAAAGCGATCAAGAAAGGTTACAAGCCACCGGTATACGATACAATCCGCATTAATACGGTTGATTCCTTTCCGGTTATTGTTCGTGATTCGATAGTATGGGAAAAGTACATTACTCAGAAAGATACAGTTATTCAGATCCAGACGCAATACGTTCCAAAAACACGTATAATCCAAAGATTCGATTTAAAGCGTTTTAACGATAGTTTAGAACACATCCGAACTATCTACTCAGATTCGCTTAAATATGCGCTTAAAACAAAGAAAACAACGCTTAAAACTGATTTAAAGCAGGTAAAGAGTGAAAACAAAAATACTTTTGCTGATTCTATGCGTTGGATCTTCTTTAGTTTGTTGCTTATTGCTTTGTTTTTTGTAGTTCGTGCAGTTAGACGTTATTTATTAATCAATGGTTAGACAATATACAGACAAGCAGTTGCTTGCAAGAGTTAAGGAGCTGGATAGTTTTAAGAACATTCCTGCGGGTTATTGGTTATTAGGCGTAAGATCTTTGGATGATATTCCGAATACGTTTGATGATAAGATCTATTTATTTAAAGGAGAAGAGTTTGTATTGGTTACTTCGGCCACAACTAATCCCGGCACCAATACGCTGAAACAATTTGAAAAGGTAAATAAAGACGGAGCAGCAGTATTGAAAGCTGATCAGTGGTATTATAACGTTTGGAAGTATGGTAAGCATAACGGAAAAGTTGAAGCCTTGTTACAGCTCGGAAACAAAGTGCAAGTTTATAGAGATACAGACCGAGATTCAAAGTCAGAAGAACAAGGAGCTTTACAGTCGGGTTATTTTGGGATTAATTTTCACCCTAACACCTATGATCTGAGTAAAGGGTCCGGAACAAATATAGGCTGGTGGAGTGCCGGTTGCCAAGTAGTGAACAATATTCCTAACTACAAAATGATGATCAAATTGCTTAAAAACGAAAAATTTGTAACGTATTGTTTGGTTGATGAATTTTAAATGCTACATTTGTAGAGCATAATTGTTTTTAGTGTTATTAGAAGAAGGGTTGCCAGTTGAAAGCGGTAACCCTTTTTTGTTTATTGCAACCTACATTTCGCTATTCGCGAATTAAGAATGTCAACTTTTAGGCTTAAAAAACTTGACTATTTGTCCACTTTATAGTTAAAAAAACTGGACATAATCGGTAATTAACCGACTTTAAAGTGAATGCTTGACAATCTTATGTATACAAAACGCCAAAATCTATACACAACAGATGCCTTATGTATAAAATAAGGGTAAAACCTTACGAACTTTGTCACAAAATCAGGGTAAAACCTTAAGATTGAAAAAAATATTTTAAAAAAATAGCTTGTATATTAAAAAATAATATTAGTTTTGTCTAAACATTTAAAACAATACTATGAAAGCAAACGAAATTATCCAGTTCATTCAAGCCAGAGAACGTCAACTCTGGGAGGAGTATTTAGAAGCACGTGATGCAAACGGAAACTTGCACGCAGTTACTAAAAGACACTACGCTATTTGGCAAGAAGTAAACGAATTAATTAACCATATAACACAGAAATAATGAACACAGTAAAAACAATTATCGCAGAATGGAAGGAGTTACCAGATTATGACAAAGACTTTTTCCGCCACATTTTAATATTCTTTATTCCTATCGCTTCAATCTTTGTTTGGTTGGTTAGTACAAATACGCCGCCTGTATTGGAAGCTAAAGTGCCGAATCCGCAAACAGAAATGAAACCTAATTACGAACTCAAAGGATCTTGGGCAAAATACGCTGAAGGATGCTATAATCGTAAATACAATGACTAAAGAACAATACTATAATAACCAAGCTCAGAATATCCTGCACAAAACAAAACGCTTGCAGATCATTGTTGAGTACACTAACGAACCTTGCTTTGATGCTATGGTTGCTGAATTACGTAAGCATATTCTTTCCGGAACGCAAGAAATTGATCATACGTATAAATACGCTGGCAAGATGTTTTTAATGTACGGTAGACAAGATTACAAGCTATCACGTGAAGTTGATATGGCTGATATAGATGGAATAACTTACCAAATCGTAAAATCAAGAATATGACACCAAAAGAAAAGGCAATAGAGTTATTAGATAAGTTCAAACTTAGTTTTGCGGGGGTAATTTCCAATGAAGAGGATTGGGAATTTCTTGCTAAACAATGTGCATTAATTGCAGTTAAAACATTAATGGAAGAGGCGTATCGTCAAAATGATTACGAAGGATTTATATCATATTGGAAAGAAGTAAAACAAGAAATTGAAAAGCTATGACAAAACAATTAATTAATGCAGCTAAAGTATTTATGTTGTCTTATATGAGCGATGGAAAAACCAGAAAGCCATCAGATTTCGATTGGGATATCTTAGGCGATTCAGATATAATGGTATTTGGAATGCCAAGATGGAATTTTACTCCTTTCTTTTTCGCTTTAGGTGAACTTGTAGAAGAAGGAAAAATAATACACGAAGAACTCAAAGACGGAACACACACGTATAAAATAAATAAACTATAAAATGGAAAAAGAAGAATACACCGAAGCAGTAAAGCGTAATTTAGAAAAGCTTATTGTACTAACTGCAATCCTCCCAGTGCTTGGAGATTACATTGAAGATCTAAACGATGCTAATATCTTTAAAAAGAACGTCAAACGCCGAGCAAATATGTTTCTGGATGAGATCAGAAAAACGGATAGGCTAATAATTGACAGTGCTGATGCAGATGCTCAGAACCAACAGATTGATATTCAACGTGCATTTAGACAATGGGTAAAAGAAAATTTTACTTTTGATAAGCTATTGAAATAATTATTATATTTGTACGGGTTAGAGTCTCAAACATAGTTAACCTAAAGGTATTATTGAACCCTTATAATGAAACTGACGTGAGACTCCAGTGGATTTATAAGGGTTTTTCTATTTAAGTACAATGAGAGATACAATGATTATTTACCGCAGTTTTTACGAAGCTATCAAAGAGCTGCCTAAAGAAAACCAAGCTGATATTTGGAACGCAGTTTATGAGCTGGGGTTAAACGCAAATGAAGTTGAATTACAAGGAATCAGCAAAACAATATTTACTTTAATTAAACCTCAAATTGATGCTAATCTTAAGCGATTTGAAAACGGAAAGAAACCAAAAACAAAGCAAAAAATAAGCGAACCAGAAGCAAAACCGAAGCGAAAAGTAAGCGAAACAGAAGCTAATAACAATAACAATAACAATAACAATAAAAATATAGTTATACGCAAACAGGAGTTTGCTGAATCATTACAACCTTATGTTGATACTTACGGAAAGCAGATGTTAAATGAGTTTTATTTGTATTGGACAGAACACGGAAGTAAAGATCACAAAATGCGATTTGAAAAAGAGAAAGCATTTGGTATTGAAAGAAGATTACAAACTTGGCAACAAAATAAAAATAAGTTTGGTAGTTTTACAGACGACACTGAGCCACGAGAATTACAAATACTAAGACAATATGCTAAAAAACAAGGGTGATTCAATTCAGTACCTACTGGATTATAAAGACGGAAAAATCAAACAAGGTTTAGGTATCGGCTGCTATTTAGACGAGCACTTAAAGTTTAAACCTAAACAAGTAAATATCATTTTAGGCCACGACAACGTAGGAAAGACGTACTGGATTAATTGGTACTTTCTAAACCTCGCATTACAACACGGATTAAGCTTTTGTTTATGGTCTGGAGAAAACCAAAAAGGCCAGATATTAAGAGATCTTGTACAGATGTATTCCGGTAAGCCATTCAAGCAATTAAGTTACGATGAGATCCACAGGCATACAGCTTACTTAGAACAGTTCTTTACGTTTGTAGACAATTCAAAGCTGTATAAACCAGAAGAGTTATTTGATTTGTTTGTACAATCAGAGGCGGATGTTTGTTTGATTGATCCATTCACGGGACTTGATCGGCAAATGACCTTTGATGGCAATTATACTTTTATGAATAACGCCCGACAGTTTGTAAATAGCACCGGAAAAACTTTATACATAAATACCCACCCAAACACTGAATCCGGCAGGAACGCAAATTTATATCAAGACGGAGATTGGAAAGGACATTTAAAGCCACCGCTTAAAGATCACATTGAAGGCGGCAAGGCTTTCCTTAACCGATGTGATGATATGTTTGTAATACACCGTTTAATTAAGCATCCAGAATGGAAATATTCAACTTGGATCAACGTTGAAAAAGTCAAGGATACAGAAACAGGCGGTAAGCATACGCTTTTGAATGAGCCAATTATTTGTAATTTTAACTCCGGTATTGGTTTTGAAATTAACGCAGTTGATCCGCTAAAGAACTTCAGAGTAAAACCACCAGTGCAACTTAAAACACCTTTTTAAAATGGATTTATCACTAAAAATATTATGGGCAAAAAACACTATTTGGGTAGTTCGAGAACGAATTAAGAACGTCAGAGAAAAGCTGGAGATTGACAAACCCGAAGCTAAAGATTATATTAACGGAAGTAAGGAATCTGAAGAGCAGTTGTTGAAAACCGAGTTGGTAATAATTGAAATGGAAAACGAGATTAAAGGATTAAACCGAGAACTTAATCAGCTTGCAAGACGTAACGCTCAACTTAGAGTAGCTTATCAGGAACTAAAAGACGAACTTAAATTCAAAGACATAGATCTATAAGTATACGCTTAAGCATATAAATAGACGAATATAAACGAAAATATACGCAAAAACATATAATTATGAGAAAGACAACAACACAATGGTTTTTAAAAGAGTTTAAAAAACAAATAGCATTTGAACCAAATTCAGAGCTTGATATTTGGATTAAAGATTTAGAAAAGCAAGCAATCAAAAGAGACAAAAGACAAATCAAAAACATATTTAAAGACGGATGTATACACAGAGAAAGATATCAAAGTATGAACATATCAATAGAAGCAGAAGATTATTTTCTTGAAAAATATACTAACGAGATACCAGATTATTTTAGAAAATTTACTTTTAAAAGACGATGAATGACAAAATACAATGCTTCACCTGTTTCAAGTTCAGAGAAACAAAATACTTTGACGATAACCACCGAGAATATCAAAGACCATCGCAAAAAGGTAAACTATTTAGTTGCCGCAGATGCACACGAGCAAGAGTGCTGCGTGAATTACGAGCAGTGCGATATGACTTTACAGAACGAAAGTTTGTAATATACCATTTCAAGAATAAAAACCAAGCATTAAAATTCCTAAAAGATGCCCAGATGCAAAAATTGTAAGCAAAAATTTGAGCCGGTACGTTTTAACCAAAAATTTTGCTTTGATCCGGAATGCGTTAAAGTTTGGGTAAGCGAAGCAAAGGATCAGAATTGGAAAAAGACGAAAAAGAAAATGAAAGCTGAAATTGAAACCGTACAGGAATTAATGAAAGCAGCTCAGATTGTATTCAATAAGTACATACGAGAAAGAGATAAAGATCAACCTTGCATTAGTTGTGGATCAAAGCTGGAAGATAAGTTTGACGCCGGGCATTATTTTAGCTCTGGAGGACATAAAGCAGTAACCTTTGATGAAGATAACGTACACGGTCAATGCGTAGCCTGTAACCAATGGAAACACGGAAACCTTATACAATACCAAATAGGAATTGAGCAGCGTATTGGAGGAGAAAGATTAATGCAGTTACACGAAAAAGCACATAAGTCAGTAAAATATACCAGAGAAGAACTCAGAGATTTAATTAAACACTACAAAGAAAAGATTAAGCAATTATGAACGAAGCTAAATTATTTGACTATTTAAAGCAAACTTACTTTCCGGATCTAATCAGAGCAGATGATCAATATAGCAGGTGGGATTGTTACAGCGATCAGTACAAAACACGAATAGAACTAAAATCAAGAAATACGCATTACTCCAGCTTAATGATTGAAATAGACAAGTACACGGAACTTATGGCGAATTACACAATATTCAACAACATACCACTATATATAAACTCAACACCAAAAGGAGTATTTGTTTTTGATTTACGCTGGATTGAACCACAATGGCAAACAGATAGCAGGATGCCAAAGACAACTGAATTTGAAAACACGGAACGCATTGAGAAAACTTACGGAATGCTGGATATCAGTTTGGCTAAAAAAATTTAAAAATATTTTTTGGAAACTATTTTATATTGAAAAATAATATTATATTTGTTCTATAATTCAAAACTAAAAACAATGCAAACACAAGAATTAATCCAACAATTAAGAAATTCAGATCTCGAAAGCTGGATATTAGTACAAAGAGCATATAAGGAATTTGCTCAAGATGAAGACATAATGGAATGCGGATTTAACAAGATGTCCGGTTATGTTTACATAGCATTAGAAAACGGTATTTCAATAGCTTCTTGCTTTGGCAATCCTGTTGAGTACATAGTATATCAACACGAACAAGACGAAGAGGAATTTTTTGAAACGTACAAAGAAGCATATAAAGCAATAAGATCAATATAAATTAATAAAATCGTAGCTATGGAATATACATATTTGCCAGATACGCATACAATATATGAAGCTAATGGAGAACTTCATTTGGTTTCAGATGATAAAACCGTAATTATTGACTGCGAAACGCTTTATAATGATCTACCTTTTATTGTTGAGTTAGTATTAAATGCAAGAAAAGAAAAAACCAAACTAATCGAAAAAGAATTAATTAAAGTAATAACCCCTAAAAACAAAACAAAATGAAAAATTTATTTAAAAGTTTAGCTGCATTTCAGCAAGAGGTTCCGGTAATTCACAAAGGAACGCAAGGATTTGGTTACTCGTATGCTGATCTCCCAGCGATATTCGACAAGATCAATCCACTATTAAAAAAACACGGATTAGGCTTTACGCAGTTACTTAATTCAAAGGATGGTGTTAATTACTTAGATACCGTTATTTTCCATATAGAAAGCGGAGAAAGTCTTGAAAGCCGCACTGAGATCCCAAGCGTAAGTTTAAAAGGTATGAATGATTACCAGTCGTTTGGATCTGGCGTAACCTATTATCGTAGATATGCATTAGCCAGTAGCCTTGCATTAGTAACGGACAAAGACACGGACGCAAGCGGTGAACAAGTAAAGAAATTGCCAGCTATTGACGAAAAGCGTTTTCAAGCAGCTATCAAATCAATCTTAGAAGGTACATATAGCATTGAAAGATTAAAAGAATCATTCTCATTAACTGAAGGTCAAATTGATATATTAAACGCACTATGAAAGTTAGAGCCTCTGCTTTAGGTAAAATGATGGCTACTCCCCGATCAAAAGGGGGGCTGCTTTCTCAGACCGCTAAAAGCTACATTAAAGAAGTAGTGTTACAGGATAAATACGGAATTTACAAAGAGTTTAATTCAAGATACACAGACAAGGGTAACCAAACAGAAGATGAAGCAATACAATTAGTTGCTGATGTTTTGGATCTTGGATTTGTATTTAAGAATGAGGAAAAGTTCCAGAATGATTTTGTCAAAGGTACTCCGGATGTAATTACAAATGATTTGATTATAGATACTAAGGTTAGTTGGTCAGCAAGTACGTTTCCGTTCTTTGAAGATGAGTTACCAAACACGGATTATTATTGGCAAATGCAGGCTTATATGTGGCTAACCGGCAAGCGTAGAGCTTTAGTTGTTTACTGCCTAATCAATACACCTTACTTAATACTTGAGGATGAGATCCGCAGAGAACACTGGAAACAGAATTTAATTGACGAAAGCCAAGAGTTAAGGGCTTACGTTGAAGCCCAGCATAACTTTGATCACATACCTAAACACGAAAGAATCAAACAATTTTATGTAGATTACAACGAGCAAGATATTGAACGAGCAAAAGAGAAAATACAAATAGGATCAGTATTATATAATCAACTAATGAATCAATGAAAAAGAAAGTAAACAGGTATTTTATTGCAATTATAAATATTTACGATGACAATTTTAAGCTATTAGAAGAACGTATTTTTGATTTAATGCAAGAAATGAATGTACATTATATTGTAAATTATAGCAATCAAGATCCTGTTTTAATTCAAGAAGTTGACGAGTTGGTATTTAAAGACGAACTGGCACAATTTAATTAATATGAAACGAACTAAACAAGAAATAGAAGAAGCAAATTTATGTCTTCATTTAATGTTTCCAAACTTAAGTACAGATTTACAATATAGGTTTAGGAATGCTATTCAAACAATAAATGGTGCTATTGATGAAATAGAAGAAATAAAAGACGAACCTATGAACCAGCAAATAGAAGACAAAATAGTATTACGCGTTTTGGCGCGTTTTAACGAACGTTCGCAAGTCGGGATAAAGAAGTACAACACCACGTTAGAAAGAAGCGACCTAAGCACTTTAGAATGGCTCACACACGCACAGGAAGAAGCTATGGACTTTGTACTTTACTTGGAACGACTAAAAGACGAAGTAAAACAATTTAAACAACAATAACAATGAAAACAGCAGTAGAATGGTTTTATGATGAAATCAAACACATTATACCAAATGACTATGTAAAGAAGTATGAACAAGCAAAAGACCTTGAAATGAAACATCTTGCTCAAGCATTTGAAGATGGTGAACACAACTACTTTTACTCCAAAAAGACGGGAGAAGATTTTGAGAGTGGTATTGAGTATTACAATGAGAAATTTAAAAAAGACGAACAATGAAAGAAAGTGAAATTTCAGGCAATTATCAAGTTGGTGACGTATGTCAGTTTAAAAAGGCAGAAGAAGGACACCCAATAGTATTTACAACTCATAAAGTCGATATGGATTATGGTGTTGTTTATTACTACAAACTTGATGGTGTTGAAGAAAGCATCGGCACAAGTTACATAAACAAAATAAACCTTTAAACAACAAGAACAATGAAACAACAATTAACAGGTGTAGAATACATCAAATTAAAATTATTAGGAGACGAGTATTGGTATGAAAATCTAACCTTTGACAACATCTTTGAACAAGC